AGAATACTATATACAGGTAGATATATGGAGTGAAGAAGATTGTTTTCTTTTGAAACGGAAAATAAAGAAATTACTTAAGAAGGCGGGCTTTACATATTTTGCGGGAAATGATGATTATGAACAGGATACGAAAATATACCATAAAGCAGCGCGATTTTATTTTTTGATAAATACCGAAGGAGAAGACTAAGGTAATGAAAGTCCAGGAAAATAAACAGACGATTGAGAGAAGCCGAGTAGTAGGCTTAAAGGATATCTGTGTAGCGGAAGTTACTACAAACGATGCTACGACCTATGCAGCAGACACACCTACCAGGCTGGCGAAAGCAATCACGGCAACTATTAAAGAGACATTCGAGGTAGAGTACTTATACAGTGACGACGAAGTAGAGGATACTACAGAAACATTTGTAAAAGCAGAAATTGAGTTGGAAGTAAACAGACTGACACCGGGCGACTATGCGTTACTGTTTGATTCCCTGTATAAATCCGGCTACCTGGTAAAATCAGAGAGCGACAGAGCGAAGGAAGTTGCTTTAGGATTCCGGGCAAAGCAGAACAACGGGAAGTACGAATTTGTATGGTACTATTGCGGAAAAGCAGAACACCCGGAAGAGTCCTACGAGACAATCAAGGACAAGAAGACCGCTCAGACACAGAAGATTACATTTACTTTCTACGCAAGAAAGAAAGAGGATACCGTAGACGGAAAAGCAAAACGCTTCTATGCGCTTAAGGTGGACGAATCACAATTACTTGAAGAACATGCAAACGCTAAAAAAGCTATTGCGGAATGGTTCGGGGCGGTACAGGAATACAAAGCAGATGTAGCAGCGTAAAAAGAGAAAAAAAGGGGCGGTGTCATATTCTGACACCGCTAAGAAGGTGCGAATATGAAAATAACAATTAACGATAAAGAATATGAAAGTGGAAAAATTACAAGAGAAAAATACAGATCATTTTGTGAGACATTCGACAGCTTTTTAAAGAAGGAAGTTGCTTCTATGGTTTTCACAGACGAAGACTTAGATAAAATGATTGAATCTATCGTAGTGGTATACGGAAATCAGTTTACATTTGATGAAGCCAGCGACGCGCTGGACGAAATCCCGGATATTCTGCTTAATTTCTCACTTATCAATGCGGAAATTCTGAACAAGAGCAATTTACAGGCGGAAAAGACAGCAAAGACCGGGAAAGCAAATATTATTACAATCGGCGGCAAAGAATACGATTGCGGAAAGATTGGAAGAAAGAAATATAAAGCCTTCCGCGAGGTATACGAAAGACTGACACGCCCGGAGAAGCAGACCTATACAGACGCGGAACTGGATGAAATGATTAACACTATTGTACTGGTGTATGATAATCAGTTTACTTTTGAAGAAGCGAACGAATCTTTAGAAGATGTTTCAGAGATTATTTTTAACTTCGGACTGATTAACGCGAATATCCTTAAGAAGCTTAAGGACGAAGCCGCGGGCGCAAAAAAAAATTTGAGCTCACAGGTGTAATAGACTACTGCCTGGAATGTGAGGAAGGAGAAAAAAGGCTATACAGAATCACGACATACGCTTACCGAAGATTTATAAAGCTTATGGAGAGAATTAGCTGTACTGATGATGAAGACGACTTATTAGAGCTATACGCTGCCGTGATACAGGCTGTATTTAACGACAGGGTAGAGAATGAAGAAATAGAACGGCTGGACGTAGCAGACATTATAGATACGTTTGGAGCGATAGTAGAAATCATAGATATTTCTGTCAATGAAAAAATACGGTATCTTGGTACACTTTTGGGCGGAGTGCCGGAAGAAGACCAGGGTAGCGCGTTCGATGAATACGACCAGGAAAATGGATATATCGAAGAGACGACGCAGGAAGAAATATGGAGATCATACGGGGACAACCTGGACGCTATCCTACAGATATGTATAAAGAGTATGCGAAACAGCTATAAGGAGTGCTTAGAATCAGATTTAAGCGACTTATTGGACTACGTTGTATTTCAAGTCGAATATGACCGGGAAAAGTAGACATAAGGAGCGTAATAAATGGCTGGTGCAAGTCTCAGAGTAGGGGCGAATACAAGCGAGTTTACCAGTCAAATGAAATCAATGCTTACGCAAATGAAGCTTGTTACCAGCGAATATAAGGTAGAAGCGGCACAAGCGAAAGCATTAGGAAGTCAGACAGATTTACTTAAGGCTAAGAAGACAGAGCTTACAAGTAAGATTAAGCTGCAAACGGACGCAATTAAGCTACAGCAGACCAATTTAACAGCTCAGAAGCAGAAGCTTACAGAACTGATAGAGAAGGAAGACAAGGCAAAGCAGAAGGTAGCAGAGCTTACGAAAGCCCATGAAGATAGCGTTAAGGCGACTGGAAAAGACAGCGAGGAAAGCCAAAAACTAAATGCACAGCTAGAAGAAGCAAAAGAAGCACACGCAAAGGCTACAAATGCTGTAAAGAAACAGGAAGACGCAATAGCGAAGAATACGGTTAAGCTGAATGAATCGAAAGCGGCACTTACTGAGCAGAATACAGCATTAAAAAATACAGAAGAAGAATTAACGAACGCCGAAAAGAAATGGACTGTTTTCGGACAGGAAATAAAGACGGCGGGAAGCAACATGGACGAAGCCGGGAATAAAACTATAAGCCTGGGCGACGTTATTAAGGCTAATCTTATTTCTTCCGCGATCATCAACGGAGTAAAAGAGCTTGCCAACGGTATAAAGGAACTTGCGAAGGGCGCGATAAGCGTCGGTATGGACTTCGAGAGTGGCATGAGCCAGGTAGCGGCTACTATGGGCATGACTACCCAGGAAATAGCCGGGGGAAGTGAAGCTTATACAAAGCTGGAAAATGCAGCGAAAGAAGCCGGAAATACTACACAGTTTAGCGCTACCCAGGCAGCAGAAGCCCTTAACTATATGGCACTTGCCGGATATGATGCAGACAAAGCAGTAGAGACATTACCTACAGTTTTGAACCTGGCAGCAGCGGGCGGAATGGATTTAGCGACAGCTTCCGACATGGTAACGGACAGCATGAGCGCACTAGGGGACAAAGCCGGAACTACAGAAAGTTTTGTAGACAAAATGGCGAAGACCTCACAAAAG